GGTAAAATTACATTCATTTTTAAAGAATTCTATTACTAGTTCTTTTAAATTGTCCATTTATTATTCTCCTTATGATGCATTAGTGAGTAAAAAAAGATTGACCTAGAGCTTTCAAATCATTTCAGATGTGATACTAGCAGTCCTATTCTTGTTTTTATACTCCCAACTTTTAAGAGTTTATTCTTTTGACCTGTCCTTGTTATAATGGAATGGTCTGCTGTATTGAGATTGCTTAACGTCACCTCAATAGTGACAAGATTATTAATCCCCTGCTATTTTCATCGCATTTAGGATTTTACCAATTTTTTCTTGGTAATTACCCGGTCTTTGTTTTTCTTTCTTCTGGAAGTAATCTAATTCTCTTTGACGCTGCTGCTTTGCGGCAACATCCTTGTCTTCACCTGACATAATCCGGTGGTATCTGTCAAACATATTTCCGTAACTCATTTTTTATCTTTTTAGCGTGGGAAAAAAGCATATTTTAGATACGCCACTCTGACATATCTGTTATACCCCTGGTCTGACAAGACTTCATATATTTCATGTACTAGTCTCAAATTATTCCATTTTGCATGATCCATGAGTTCACACAATCTCTTTGAGACTTGTGTTGAACAGCTTGGGTAAGCCCAAGCATCGCTTGCATGAAATTCTTCTTGTGTCATTGTATTATTACAGCTCCTTACAGCCGACATGACTAATAAAACTATATCTCTATAGATTCCTTGCATGTTTAAGGAATTTTTGTTTGACTTTGAGCTTTTATGTTATTTCAAACACAATACTAGCAGTCCTATTCTTCTTTGATTATACTCCCGAACGTTTAAGGAGGCAATAGATTATGTTGCTCTGAAAAAGTTATAATCTTATTCTGCAATATATACATGTATTTCAGAAAGTTTATAGAAATGATTCTGAAAAAGTAAAAAATGATTGAGTGTTGGTGAAGCATTCCATCAGCTTATACTCACTCAACAATTATCAAAATAAATAGAAGTAGAATACACCAGGATCTACAATCCTTTATATCTCATTATTTGAGTTCTTCAATGTATTCTACTCCCAAGGGAAATATTCTGTGATGACCCAAAAACTCCAGTCATCATTCAATTTAATATTCCAGAATCCATATCTATTTATCCAGTGTGCATGTTTAGAATTATATGCTCTTGCTGGAATATTCTCTGTATCAGTGATGATGTGAACACCCTGATATGTACCCAATACTGTTTTAAATTCCATTAATAAAAGAATTATAAATACTATAAATAATTATACTTGTTGTCAAGTTACATTTTAGACATGATTATACTTGTTGATAGCAAAGCTATCAAAAGAGAGAACGATTTCTCGTTCTCCCTTTCAGGCAGTTAAGCCACATTCACAACCCGATAGGATTTGGGCTTCACGTCTGCGAGTGCCTGCTCAGCAGTATCGGCAAACACAGGTTTGTTGTCAACATATTTCGGTTGATAACATTTGAAATCCTTTGCAGGTTTGGAAACAAACGTCTTACCTATGCAAAATGCCACAACTTCTGCCTCAGACATCCCCTCAAATATTGAGTGAACTCTCTTGTTATTAACAACAAGGAACTTTCCATTGTTGTCCCCTTCCTTTGTAATGACACTTGCAGTGGTTTTGTCAGTGAATTGCGAAATCAATTGTCCCACCAAAACATATTTTGTGCCATCTTCGGATATAGCCAATGCCGGAATGTTCCTGTTGATATTACTACCAACCTTTACATCCACGACAATCAGACCTAAACAGGTAAACCTGTCAGGAATAGTAGCAAATTTGTCCAGTACTGAATCAATGCGGGTTTGTTTAACGCCTAAGGTGGCATATGCCTCCTTTACCGCTTCCGGCGTTGCAGCCTTGATAATGTCCATTTTATTTATTTTTTAAAGGTTAATTTTGGTTTGAGAAACGATTTTTTGAATCGCTCTTCTCGCCCTTTAATGCTGGGGGGAATTAAGGAAACAGGTTGCGACCATTTAATATACAAATAATTTTTTTTTTCTAAGGTCTTTGAATTCCAAATTTTAAACTATAAAGAAGAGAGTGTTTTAAACTTTAAAATTAATATGCGACATTCAAAATAGAATTTTATTAAAATTAATTTTGTATATTTGTAGTATGAAAATTAAAAAAAAAATTAAAAATTTTGAGAATGGAAATGAAAAATGCAAAAGATTTTAAGGTAGGATTAATTTATATGTATATCTCCCCAAGTGGAAAAAAATACATAGGTCAAACTATTAATGAGAGGAATAGAAAAAGTCAACATAAAGTTAAAACTAGTAGGAGTAAAACATATTTTGGCAAAGCAATTAGAAAGTATGGCTTTGAAAATTTTGAATACAAGGTGTTAATAAAATTTAAACCTAATATAGATAAAATTAAATTAAAAAGAATTTTAAATAAATTAGAACAAAGATATATAAAATTATATAAATCAGATGAAAGAGAGTTTGGGTATAATTTAAATAAGGGAGGAGATGGTAATCTAGGATATGAGCACACACAAGAAGCAATAGAAAAAATTACAGATTATCAACAAAATAAAACAGAAGAACATAGATATAATATAAGTGCTGCTTGTGTAGGTATTAAAAAGTCTAATGAAACTAAACAAAAGATGTCTGCATCAAAGAAAAATAAAAAGAAGGTAAATAAATATGATTTAGAAAAGAATTTAATTGATACCTTTGATTCAATTGAAGATGCTGCAAGATCTATTAAAGATGGAGTGCAAAAAACTAAAGCTAATAAAATTGGGGAATGCTGTAATGAAAAAAGAAAAACTATTTATAATTTTATTTGGGAATTTGCATAGAGATTTACTCTAAAACTCATTCCCAAAAATTTAGAAAAATTCAAAAATTTTTTTGAAAAGTCGGAGGGCATTAAGTATTGTTTTTTCGCTATAGATAAGTATAGTTAGAGGTACTGTTTTGAAAAAAATCAGGGTACTTTTTGAAAAACCATAGGGCACTTTTTGAAAAAATAGGTAAAATTTTTGGGACTTTTTAATTAAGAATTATTTTAAACCTTTATTTTATAATTTTTACTCTTCATTTTGTGAGGAAAGAATTTTAAGATTCCATTAAATAAAGGATTATAACTTTTTCATAAAATAGGTAAAATATTTGAAAAGTTTTCTTACCTTTGTATAAATATAAAAGCATGAAGAATCAAGATAAGAAGTCAAAACAGCATGTTCAACTTCCTAATGATATGACTAAAGGTAAAGAATTAGCTCCTAAAGATTTATTAATATATGTTTGTATTAAGAAACATCAGAATAAGGATACTAAAACTTGTTTTCCTTCCTTAGAAACTATAATGAAATTATCTAGTAGTTCAAAACCAACAGTTTTAAAGGCTATTGATAATCTTAAAAGGTTAGGTTATATACAAGTAACAAAGGATGGTAGAAAGAATGTGTATAGCTTCAATCCTTATAAAAACTTTGAACCCTTTAGTACAGATTTTTTAGAAAAGGAAGATTTATCTGCAAACGAAAAAGCATATTTAATTGCTACTCAGCAATATATGTTTAAAGATATAGAAGGATTTGGCAAACTGACATATTCTGATACTGCTTTATCTGATATTATAAACCTATCATATAATTCAATAGTGAAGTATAATAAAAGTTTAAGTGAAAAAGGATATTTAGATATTGTTAAAACCAATGCAAAAGATTCACAAACAGGAATAATAGTAAATGAAAAAATATTTCATTTAAATGATTTAGAACAAGCTATAGTTTTTACCTTGCAGAATCATGAAATAAGATTAGAGAAGTCAGAGTCAAAATTAGATACTTTAACTAAACAATTAAATATTGTATTAGAAGAGAATAGACAATTTAAAGAACAACTAGATAAATTAAACAATCAAATAACATTATAAATGTACAGAGAAATAGAAAATTATCAGCCCATATCTTATGAGTATGTAGGAATGGCAACTGACATTGATGAATTTATGAAAAGATATGATAATAAGGGAATAATACCGGAATCATTAAAAGATGGAAAAGAAGTATTGAATGATTTAGTATTACAAGCAGAAGATTTTAATAAGAATTTATGGATGGGAGATACTCGTATGCATGCATTAGAATTATTAGAGCAGTCTGTAACTTTATTAATGCCATATTTAAATAAGTTTACAAGAACCGACCCTCGTCAACTATTTTTTCATGGCAAACTAATTAAGGGAATACATGTATTTACAAAAAAGATTTAAATAAATGACAGAAAGAAATCCAGCACGATATGCTGCATCTATAGTTTTAAAAGAATTAACACAATATCCGGAAGAAGATTGTCACTTAAGTGATATCACAAGTTATATCTTCTTTAATGAGGAAGATGAATTCTTTACAACTAATGAAGAAATTATTGAGGAAGTGAAAAAGCTCATATCAGATGAATATGAATTGCAAGTAGTTGCAGGAAGCAGAACCTTCGAGGGGGAAAACCCAGGAGAGAATTTTACATACGAAGATACAATATTAAAATTAATAAAGAAAGATGATTAATGAAGGTAAAATATATAAAATAACTAATTTAGTTAACAATAAAGTTTATATTGGATGCACTATAAAGTCTTTAGAAAGAAGATTTATGGAACACATATCAAGATCTAAAAAAAGAAAATATAAATCAAAATTATATAATTCTATTGAAAAATATGGTAAAGATAATTTTATTATAGAACTTTTACAAGTTTGTGAAACAAAAGATTTGTATGATCTAGAAATTAAATTTATAAAGGAATTTGATTCATTTAATATAGGATTAAATAGTACAATTGGAGGAGAGGGTTGTATTGGGTATAAACATACTCCAGAGGCTAGAATAAAATGTATAGAAAATGGAAAGAATGTGGGAGATTTTAGAAGAGGAAAAACTTATGAAGAAATTTATGGAGAAGAACAAGCTGCAGAAGAGAAGAAAAAAAGAAGTGAAAGCACTACTCAAATGTGGAAAAATTTACCACAAGATCAAAATTTAAACAGAAGAATTAAAAGTATGTTAACCTCAATCATTAAAGCTGGGTATACAGTAGAAATGATTTTGGAAATAAGACAATTACATTCAAATGGAATGAAGCCAAGAAATATTCTTACATCTTTTCCAAGTTTAACTAAACAAGATATTACTAATATCCTTGATAAAAGACATTTTAAATTAATTAATACATTGAAAGAAAAAGAAAATGCTTAAGATATTAGAATTTTATAGTACCTGATGTCAGCCATGTAAACAATTAAAACCTATTCTTGAAGAAATAGAGAAAGAGTTTAGTTATGTAGCAGTGGAAAAGATAAATGTTGAAATTAATGATGAAGCAGCTAATCTTTATGAAATAAGAAGTGTACCCACTTTATTAATCTTCAAAGATAATATATTAGTAGATAAAATAATAGGAAAAGTTCCTAAGAATAAAATAATAAATACAATAGAAAAACACAAATAATATGAAAATTACAATTGATACAGCAAAGAAAACAATTACATTATTAGAACAAATAGATTTAGTAGAGTTAATACTCTTTTTAGAAGGAGAAAATATTGCACAATGGAAGATTATTCCACATACAGTAACTAAAACAGAATATGTTACTGTGCCTTATTACCCGCAACCATTAAAAACTAACTTTCCATATGTTGTAGATTTCCCTAAATATGATTACACTGTAATTACATCGTCTACATCATGTGCGAGTTCAAATGACTTACTTAATAAATAAAAAATAGCCGACTCCATCTAAGGGTCGGCTATTTTTATTGTGGTTGACTATTTTTTTGTTTTTCCAAATCATTTAAATATTTAAGTCCTATTAATGGAGTAGTTCCTTTCATTATTCCATAGATTGTACTTTCATTTCCAAAATATCCTATAGCTTTATTCTTATTAACTAAGTTTTTTCATAATCCTCTAGAATATAATGTTTGAGAATTAAATCCACTTTTAACTCTTCCCATATCTAATAACTTAAGATATTCATTTATACTTTCATAAGCTTTTGTTCCACGTCTAGGAATATCATCTCCAAAAACTGATCTTGAAGTATTAGTCATACGTATTCCTGGGATATTTTCATAGTAATTAAAGTTTGCTAAATCTTTAACTTCACCTGTAAATTTTCCAGGAGTTATTCCTACTGCAAAATTAGATTCACCTAAAGATGACGTGAAATTAATTCTACCATCTGGAGTCATACTAACAACTCTATAAGGAACCCCTGAAGTATTGTTTCTATTAATTATATCATTTAATGTTATAAGATTATTGTTAAACTTATCTACATAAGAATTTAACTTAGCAGGCTCAACATTATTACCAAGTTCACGCAAGACAGTCTGTGGTTTCGCAACTGTTTTTAATGTTCCCTTTGGTGTCAGTACCGTATTTTTAAAAGTCTTATCAGACATTAAGAAATGTTTAATATTTTGAAATTTATTATCCTTAGGTAAAGCTATTTTTGGAAATCCCGAAACATTTACTGCCATTTTATTTACTTCTTCTGCTGTTTTTCAACCATTAAAATTATTACTTTGCTTTCTTATTGCATTAATTGCCGTATTGTAAGCATCTAACTCAGTCATCTGATTAGCACTTATTAAGGTATTTAAATTCTCTATAGAACTTTCAGGACCATATTTACTAATTAATGCATTATTCATATAATCATCATTAATATGAATTCGACTCCAACGATTAAGAAATCTTTCAGCATCTTCTAAATTTGTAAAATCTCCAACTGGAAGGGGTTTACTTGTAGAAGTACTTTTTAAAATCTTCGGTAGTTTAAACTTAAAAGGATTCAAATAATTCAAACCTTTACCAATAGCTTGAGAAGGACCTTTAAGTAATAATAATTCTGGAAGTATACTCATTGCAACATCAGGTCCTAAAGTTCCTACAGGATCATTACGAAGTTTATTATTATATGCAACTGCTTGTGTAGCATATTCTTTCATATCAGATTGAGTAGGATTCTGTTTCATTCCAGAAATCATTCCAGGCTGATTACGATATTTAGTCAAAGCTTCTTGCTTTTCCTTTACTCGTAAATCATGTCCTCTTTTAATCTGCTCTTCTTTTGACATCATGTCTGTTTCAATAGGACGCTGCATTGTTGCATTATCTTGTACCATCTGATAATTATAAGCAGGAAGTATTGGTAACTTTCCTGCTTTTTGGTATTTTGGTATATATTTCATTATTTATTTGTAAAAGATCATACTAAATCAGCTGAATCTCCAGCGGCTTTTGATCATTCAACAAAATTATCTGCCTGATCAATTTGTCTGAATATTGGAACTTGTTTTAAAAGTTTTGGTATTTCTATCATACCTGCTGCACCTCAAAATGCATTTGGGATTGCTCCTGCGCCTTGTTTATTCCATCATCAATTTCCCTGTTTTGCAGCCTCATAAGATTGTTTAAAATCAAAGAGACCACCGGCAAGTTCTGATGTATAATTTTGTGGTTTTACGAATCTATTAAATGCTGTATTTGATACTTCTGCAGGAAGTCCATTCTTTTCAGCCTGATTTATTAGAGTAGTTAAAGCTAACGGTGCAAATGGAGTTGCTAAACCTGCCATAGTAACCGCAGGAGCACCAACATCATTTGCTCAGCTTCTTAATCCTATAGTATTTCGTTTAGCGAAATTATTTGCTTTTTCCGCAATGCTTCTATTATCCAAAGTAATTGGATAGGATACAGATTTAGGCTGTTTTGTAACAAGTAATGTAGGAGAAGGTTTGTAATTCCTTATCTCTGCACCTTGTTGAAATTTTGGTATATATTTCATTAGTATAATTTACTTGGTTTTAAGTTCTTACCAAATACTCCTGTTCCTTGTTTATATCCATCTGCTGAAAATCATGCTGCTTGTTCAGGAGTTTTAAATTGTATTCCAGTATTATTTTGACGAGCATAATTTTCTGCTTCATCATCAGTAGGCATATAGATTAATTTTTTCTCAGGAGTTTTTACAATATGTGGAAACACTAAACCTTGTCCATTATGACCCATTAAATGAGTTGATATTTGACCGGGAACAATTCCATAAATAGAATCATTACGTTGTGGTCCATATAATCTCTTTACTCATTCTATATTCTTATTAGCGTTTAATACACTATCTACAAATGCAGGTTTATCAGTTTGATATAGATTAGTTAAGACAGGTAATTTATTACCTTTTTGAAACAATAGTGGTTTAGTTTTTAATTGTTCTCTTTCAGATTTTATTGTATATTTCATTATCCTTGATTTGTTGAATTTGTATTATTACTTGCTATATTATTTAAAAGCCACAAAAGATCTTCTTCTTTATAACTCTTTGACATTCTTTTATTTATAAGAGATTTTCTATCTAATAACTTTAAATTCTTAGGAGTGATTTCTCCATTAAGAACATCAACTTTCTTATTAAATAATTCATACCTAATAGCATTAAGGTCTGCTTTATTTTCATGAGGTTCTACTTCACAATTACAAGAACTATGAGATCTATCAATTAATTGTTTTTTATCGTAATCATTAAGAAATTCTCCATTTTTTAATCCAGTTTCATGATGCGACATTGTATGTACAGCTATTTTTGGCATACTTTCTCCTAATCTTTTTGATTGCTTTTGATCTATCACTATAGATGGATATTTAGCATTCAATGGAGTGGCAGTAGATCCTGTAGTAGAGTAAGGTATTCCCTTAGCTATGTTAGTAGCTTTTTGTAGAAGTTTTGGGGCAGCTTTTTGTTGATAAGTAGTTACTTCTTTAACTCTTCCAAGTCTATTATTTTGTTCTACAACAGGTAATTCATACCCAGATTGTTCTAATCTTTTTAAATAGTTAGGAGAATTAATATATGCTTCTGTAAATTCTTTAGGTGTATAAGGAGTTCCTTTTTGAAACTTAAGTATTCCTCCATCTTTATAACTAATTCTTCCTCTAATTCCAGGAGTTGTACTTAAATTAAGTTTAGCAGTATATCTACCTAATCCATCAGTATAATGACTCACATTAATTCCTTTATATTCAGCTCCTTTTCTTGAATCCATTTCAATTCTATCTGGCATATTTTTCATTTGTGGTACTGGTAATTCTGATACGGGAAGCCCCTTTAATTGCATTTTATTTATAAAAGGTTCATATACCATTTCTGCAGGTTTTTTATAAACAGGTAAACCATAATAACCTTCACTATCCCCAGATCCAACAGCAATTCTTATTGGTTTATTTTTAGCATTTAATATTCTTCTACTAACATTGTCTACTTCTCCTACTTCGGATATTATAGCTGGCTTTGCTTGATTTATATTTCCATCCCATTCTTCAAATGAAGTAACTCCATTACCCCTTTCATATAAACCAAGATCAGGATGTTGTCAAAAACCTATTCGATTACCACTTGGATTATTTGCTATTCGTATATTCTCTAATCCCTTTTTATATAGTTTTAAACTATCCTGATTTGCTTTATAAGTATCTGGGTCATTTGTAATAATAGTTCCTTTAGGGAATTGCCTTCCTTTAATAACGGGTCCACTTATAGTAGTTCCATTTTGATATTTTTTTATATACTTCATTATCGTGTGTCCAAATTAAATATTTGTTGTTCTAATTTTCTTCTTAAAGCTAATCCAGGATTATCTTTATCTGTCATACCATGATCCATTTGTCTCATAGCTTCATCCCAATTTCCAGTAGTTAAGGCTTGTTGCAACTTAACACTATTATTGAATTTAGTAGGTCCTATGTTATATATTAAAGACTTTAATGCAACTTTTTTATTTGTAGACAGATTAGGATAATATGACTTATTTTTTAAGGTAGGTTCTACTGTAGTTTTTATAAATTCTTCCATTTTAGCAGAAGCTTCTTCCTCACTTATTTTTCCTTTGGCTAAATATTTTTTATCTCTTGTGCCATATCCAATAGTAGGTAATCCTTTACCATCTTTATAAACTTTTTCTTCAAAACCTTCAAATCTTTTAATTAAGTCTGCTGTCCATTCAGTGGTATCAGGCTCTGCTGTATATGGTTTAATTCAATTCCAACTTTCAGGAACTTTCTCACTCCAATGGTCTTTCTTTTTTATAGGAGGCAATAACTCTGGAGCAGTTACTAAATTACCGTATTGATATTTTTTAATTTTATAGTTCATATTTTATTATTATGGTTTCGCTGCAAAGGTACAATAATTTTTTAGAAAAAATATATTTAATAAAAATTTCATAAATTTATGTAACCAAAACTATTTAAAGTTTAAATTCTTCAAATTACTTCATTATTTTTTAAAGAATTTAAAATAAGTAAAGATTAAATTATTTAGTTTCAAAAATTATATAAAATTGAGATTTTTCTCAAAAAATTATATTATCTTTGTAGTATAAAAAATGAACAATGTTAAGAATAAATAATGAATAATGAATAATGAATAATGAAAAGGGAAAAATCCTAAGAAGTATGAATAAGATTTTACGTGAAAGTGGATTTGTCTTCGATAGCGAAGAATCAGTTTTTAAGAAAGATAATTGGATTATAAGATTTAGAGGAAGAGATATAGAGGCTTATAATGATCCTTGCACTAATACAGCAAATAATTATGGTTGTTGGCCATCAACAGTGGCAAATCTAATAAACATTATTAAGGATATTAACAACTAATATAATGTAATGTAAAATAATATGCCTTTGTAGTTTAGTGGCTAGAACGAGAATCTTCAAAATTCTTAGGCGTGGGTTCGAATCCTACCAAGGGTGCAAATGAGAATGAATATGATACAAGCAACAAAAGAAGAATTAGAAAAACTTATATTAATAGATAATTTACCTTATACAGTTATTGCAAAACAATTTGAAGTTTCAGATAATACAATTAGAAAATGGGCTAAAGAATTTTTTATAGAATTGCCTTCAAGGAAAAAATCTATTAAATTAAAAATATGTCCAAATTGTGAAACTGAGTTTAAACCAAAAAGAAATAGTAAAGGCGGCTTTACAAATTGTTGTAGTGCTCTTTGTGCAGGCAATTTAAGAAAAAAAGAACATTATCAAGAGTATTTAGAAGATAATTCTATTGCGTTTGAACAACGTAATATGCAAAGTTATAAAAAATATTTTATAGAGGAGCAAAATCATAAATGTGCAATCTGTGATACAGATGATATATGGAATAATCAATCTTTGATGTTTATTCTTGATCACATTGATGGTAATGCTGATAACAATAATAGAGAAAATTTAAGATTGATTTGCCCTAATTGTGACAGCCAGCTTGATACTTTTAAATCAAAAAATAAAAATTCCGCTAGAGCTAAATATAGGAAGACATAATATGTACAATAATCTAACAAAGGAAATATTAAATAAAGCATTTGCAGATTTGTTTAATGCCAAACAGCGTGAATATGTTTTCTACGTTTATGGTAGTGAGGAAACATTAGATGAAATAAATGCAGAAATAGCTTTGAATAAAGAAGTATATGACAGAATTACAAGAAAAGATAGTGACTCTTAGAAGAGATGGACTATCATATAAAGCAATACAATTAAAATTAGGTAATCCATCAAAGAAATTTATAAGGAAAACTTTATTAGAATTTGCAGAAGATTTAGTAGGTGATGTAGTTACAAATTATGGTAAGTTACAACCTAAATGGTAAAACGGAAATGAGGACATGCGAATGTAGACAAGTAGTAAAAGAGTACAATTCTAGCTATCTCCAATAAAAAAAGCCCATCACTTGATTGTGGTGGGCTTTTTCCGCTATAATTTAAAAAGTTTTGAATCACTTCCTTTTTCTGGTAACAATGCTTTATAAACATTACCTTCAATATCTTTTCTAATTGGTTTAATAGGTTTTAATGTAATGATTTCATCAAACTTCTTTACTAAATCAAATTTTGTTGTATAAGTTTCATAACCTTGTTTTGATATTACTAAAGTAAAAGGACTGTAGAATGTTCTATTATAAAATGCAGCACCTGTACCATTTCCTGTTGGTTGCACCCATAATACTCTTACATACTGTTTATCTAATAATCCTAATAATGTATTTTGATTAAAAACTAAGTTCATATCTTTATCATAGCATTTTACATTAACATCATCTAATAGATTCTTATTTGTATCTAAAATAGTAGTAGCAACACTATAATAAAAATCAAAACCGGAAAGACCAACATAAGCTGAAAAACTAAATGTTAAATCATTAATTGAGTTATAATAAGCACCAATAAAATTAGTGTCATATATCTTTGCTGTTGGGTAAGGATTACCATTTAATCCTGTCATATTAAATGCAACTGCTGAATTATTAAACTTTAAAGTGCTGTCATAAAAAACATTAAAGCCATTTGGTGCATAATATGTTAAATTTGAACAATCATAATATGTATTAGTTTGTATTGTCCCAGCCCAAGCTCTTGCCATTTGTGGATTTATAAGTTTATTATTACTCCAATTAGTATTAGTGTTTCTTATGCCATAAAAACTACATCCTATAACTAAAGAAGTATCTAGTGCCATTAATTCACAACCAATACTATTTCCAGATGTTGAAAGAGTATATAAATTATAACTAGGAATAAATGTTGTGGCGTATGCTTTTATTTTCCCACTGCCAGCTGACATATAAGTATAATAAGCATAAAGATAAACTGTGCAAGCATTACTAACAATTTGTAGTGTACTATCATAACTACCAAATCTAAAATCAAAATCAGCACTCAAATTATAGAAACTTCCAGAAATAAAATAAACAATTTTGTTTCTAATAATAAAACTTCCACTACTACCACTTTCAGCTCTTATACTACCCTTAATTACAAAAGTCCAACCATCATAATAATAATAATTAGAAAGACCAGCATTGTCAAGAACAGAACAAATACTTTCTATTGTTACAACTTCTGAACCTGTTATTGAAATATAAAAGTTTCCTAATTTTTTATCTATTTTACCCGGTAGATTTGTAATTCCAGTAATAGTATCTATATTATATGCCTGCCCTATTGGTGGGGCTGTTATTATAATAGAATTTGTAGAGACTGATGAATAATTAGCAATTCCACAATGGTCAACTCTTGTGTATGTTCCACTTATTCTACTTAAATAAACATTATAATGAGTTGCACCAATTGCAGCATCCCAGTTAATAATTACAGAAAGGTTTATGTTATCAGTTGTAAAACTAACTTCTACAGATAATTCAGAAACTAATGAATTACTTTTTAAATCATATCCTAAAAAGTTACCATTTAAAGCACTAACAACAACATAGTATGTTGTATTAGGTAATAATGAACCACCAGCAGTTAAAGTAGCTGTTACATTTACCGGTGCTGCTAATGAATTTATAGTGATAGCCATATATTTATATTATTAATTATGTTACTATCGTATGTTAACATTTCTTGAAATTCAAGTATTTGATTTTCTTTTATACTGTTAAATTCTTCAGGTACATCTAATAGTAAAAGCCTATTAAGTTTATCTTGTATTTGTCTTGAATGTGCTATTCTAAATTCCTTTTCAGTAATTAAATCACCTATATTAATTTCTCTATCTATAACAGTTCTTTCAATAAGAATATTAGGATTATCAGTTTTAATTATTTCAGTTTCCATTATGATATTGTTTTAGTTATATTCAATACTTCATCACCAGAATAAACTATTGTAGTTGTTAATATTTTATTTGTTATTTCATCTTTAATAGTTATTACTGTTGGATTACCATCTATATAAGTAATGTCTTTGGTGAATAACTTTTTTAATTTGGTATTGTCAGACCAATAATTTATTTGAGTTATTTCATTGTCAACAGTTGTGAATTCTGTATATACATCATAACTAGATTTTCATGATAAAGATAATTCAGAAATTTCATTGATTTCTTTTTGTTTAGCGCTTGTACTCGAGGGAGTATATAATATTTGCAAGGTATCAGTATCATTCATAGATGATGTATTATATGATAATATTACAGTATTATTTATAACAGATGCATCTTTACTAGAATCATTAGGAGTATATATTACAATTCCTGCTGTTGTATTTGTAATTAAATCAATAGACTCTTTAACTATTGAAGGATAAGCTGTAAAAGTAACGATGCCAGCAGATGCATCAAAACTATAAGATTGGATTGTAAGTGGCATGATTTTATTTTTTGCAAATATACATATAATAATGGATAAAAATTATAAATTTTAATAAAATATGATTCAAGTCATTTAGCTAAGAATTTATTCTAAAAAATGCACATTTTGCAATCTTATAAACTAAATAATAAATGTAAGGTATTATTATAAATGAAATATGGTAGTTTTTTACTGCATTAGATTTTATGTAAAAAAAATGTTGTACATTTGCACCATTATAAATCGACTACAGCGAATCCTGTAGATTACTTTTAAAATAAATAATAACTTAAAATTAGACTATGAGTGCGAAACAGCATAATAGATTGCCTTCTAAAAAAGCTAAACTAGCTTGGAATTTCAGAGCTAGGAACGAAAAACAACAACAGTTGATTGACTTGATACAACAAAATGAGGTAGTAATCGCAAAAGGAGTTCCAGGATCTGGGAAAACTTATGTAGCTTTAGCTACTGCCTTAAATTTATTAGGAGAGACTTATAAAAAAATTATTCTTGTAAAATCAGTAGTGACTTTACCAGGCGAAGACACTGGGTTTCTTCCAGGTGGAATAGCACAAAAAATGGATCCATTTATAATGTCTTATACTTGGAATATTGATAAAATATGTGGTGAAGGATCTGCAAAAGATTTAATGGATAAGAAATTGGTACAAGTATTACCTTTAGCTTTTATCCGTGGTTTATCTATAGATGATTCTATTGTAATTATAGATGAAACTCAAAATATTGATAATCATACTTTCAAAACTATAATGACTAGAATTGGAGAGAATTCTAAGTACATTTTCTTGGGTGATTCAGAACAAGTAGATAGGAAATATGTAGATGAGTCTTGTTTAAACACCGTAGTTAATTTATTTAGTAATACAAACATAATGGGAATTATCGAATTTAATGATGAGGATTGTGTAAGGAATCCTATAATTCCAAAAATATTATCAGTTTTAAGAAGTGGTAATATATAATTTAATTCACTTATTTTAAGCATACACGTTTTATATTAAAATTTTTTAATACCTTTGCAAAAATGATAACTTAATATCAAATTTTTAGTAGAAAAGATAGAATGACTGATATATTTCAATTTCTTACTTATGTAGTAAGCAATCATGGATATTGAGCTACAATAGGGTTTATAATATTAAGTATTATACCTTTACTATTAGGTGTAATAATAGTTGTATCTAAAAGCTCGTTGGGGAAAATAGTAGATAATAAGATTGCTGAAAAAGCAGATACAGATTCAGAAACCCACAAAGCAGGGAATAGACTAAGAAAAGATTTTAACAAAAATGTAATAGGAATATTACAAGATTTAGCAGAAGAAACCGAAGCAGACAGAGCGTTAATATTTGAATTCTCTAATGGTACTTCCAATTTAATTGGATTGCCATTTTTATTTATGTCGGCAACTGCCGAAGTTGTTACCCCAAATACAGCACCAGTAGGACATAAATACCAAAGAGTAAATATTTCAATAGCCGCTAATTTTTTAATTGATCTTGAAGAACATGGATATGTATATATCGAAGAGTTACAGGAATCAAAAGAAAAATATCCAATATTAAGTTATTTTATGTTACCAAATGACGTAAAATCAGCTTTATTTTATTCCATTGAAGGAGTTGATGAAGTAGTTGGATTTTTAGTGATTACAACGACAGCTGCATCGAATAAGATTATAAACAAATATGAATCCATGTCTATCATTTCTAAAGCTGCACAAAGAATCAGTGCATTATTAAGTTTTAATGATTTATCAAAGGGATTAAAAAAGAAGAAAACAACATGACTATGGTAAATGAAATTGATTATGACCAATTAACAGTAGATAAAGAAAATGACATTGTAAGATATAATGATAAATTGCATAAATACTGGGTAAAAGGTACTAATCAAACTTGTATTTCTGTAACAACATTAATACATAAATTTACTGTTTTCGATGAAGACTTTTGGTCTTCGTATAAAGCATTTGAAGCAATTCTAGGAGAAAATAATTTTAAAGAATTTAAACCTACATTATTAGAGGTTAAAAAGTTTTCTCCTAGATTTCTTGAATTAGCAAGTGTTCCTAAAGATGCCTTTGATAAAGAAAAGCAAAGATTATTAGATGAATGGGAAGAAAAAAGAGAAGCCTCTTGTATTAGAGGAACTGCCATTCATAGAGAACATGAGTTAGCCCATTTATCTGGGCAAACAAAAGAATTAAAGTATTTAGGATTGGGTGGAAATTTTACATCTGTTCTTACTAACAAGATTGAACCAGGACAAGGAGTATACCCTGAGTTGTTATTATCAAGAATATCTGATGATGGTAAACTTAGAATTGCAGGACAAGCAGATTTAGTGATTGTTGATGGATTTGATGTATACATTCTAGATTATAAAACTAATAAGAAGATTGAAACTAAAGCTTACTTTGATCGCAAGACAAAGAAGCATTCAACCCTTAAATATCCTCTAAATAATATTCAAGATACTAATTTTTGGCATTATACTTTACAATTATCAACTTATGCTTGGCTAATTCAAAAGATTAATCCTCTCTTTAATATTAAAAGATTAGTATTGTTACATTATGACCATGATGGAAATAATGCAGAATATGATTGTGAATATTTAAAAAATGATGTAGAAAGAATGTTATCTTTCTATAAAAAATCCATAGAACATGATGAATTTAAGCAGTCAAGAGAAAAAGTGACTTTCTAGACTAGCAAAAATATTTGGAGGTATTTTAATTATATGACTATTGTACTTAGCTGCTAATGGTGTTTATAATTATAGAACTGAGAAATTTATAAAAGAAAAGAAGGCCTTGATTGAACGTTATCAATCAAAAATTGATTCTCTGAATAGAGAAAATAAATTGCTTTTTGTTGAAATTAATAAATTAGATAAAGAAATTGATTCATTACAAAAAGTAAAAGTGCAAATAAATGAAGAATATAATGAAGAAGTTAATATTGTTTATGATGCTACTGCTGCTGACCACGCTGAGTGGTTGGACTCAATCATCATCAAACTGAAAACTAATAAGTAATCCTATTACAAATGATACAGTAATACAGTATGAATTTCAAAAGAAAGACTTAAGAAATATTAGACTTTATATTGTTTCATTAGAAAGATATTATAGTTTGTACAAAGTTGATGAACAAATTATAGCAAAACAAGCAAGAGAGATAGAGAATTATAGAATCGTGGTTGATAATCAGAGAGAGATAATTGAATTTAATGAAGATGTGAACTCTGAATTAAATAAATTTAATCAACGATTAACCTTAGATATTGTTAAGTATAAAAAGCGTGAAAAAAGGTGGCCTTATTTAGTAGGAGCCGGATTAATAGGAGGATTTGTATTATGCAAGTCGATCAAATAATAGAAGGGACTTGAAAAAACTTATTAAATAAAGATGTAGAATTATATGAATCTCGTATTGCAATTTGTTGTAAATGTAAATTGTTTATACGTGAGAAGTTCTTTGGAGAAGTATGCAATTCTTCACTTTATTTAAATACTGTTACTAATGAAGTTTCAGAAGTTCAAAGAAAAGGATTTATTCAAGGTTGCGGATGCGTGTTATCCTCAAAAACACGAGTAAAAGAAGCCCATTGTCCAGCATGGAAATGGTAATTATTAATATTAAAAATGAAAATGAATTATGAGTTTTAAAGAATCACAAACAGGAAGATTTTATATGGGAGATAGAAAAAATGCAGGAGAGCAATTTATTCTACCCAAGAATGATATTTTAGAAATGGCTGAAAAACAAAGAAAAGAAAAAGAAGCAGAAGAAGCCACTAAACTATACCTAGAAGCACAAAAGAATAAACAAAAAGAAATAGATGAAAAACTTACTACATTAGAGCTATTGCCAATGTTGGATAAGATCATTATTTCAAAGTATCCAGAAAATCCCTATAGAAAAATAATGGAAGGGAATATTATCGTAGAATATAGTGGGGCATTTAAAAATCCAGACACAGGAGAAAACGATAAACTAGAAGAATTTGTAGCTTGTGCAAGAGTAATAGAAGTTGGTCCATTAAGTAAATATCTTAAACCAGGTGATGATATATTCTATGATAAAAGAACAGTATATCCAGTGCCATTTATGTCGATGGGATATAATTTACTAAGTGAAGGACAAGTTCTTTGTGTATTAAATGACAAATTAAAAGAACGATTTAAAATGAGTGAATAATGGAAGCTAATATAAAACAATTTTTCTTGCCTGGGGATGTAGTAACTCTCAGGCAAGATATTCCAAATAAACCTATAATGATTGTAGTCAAAAAAGTAAAGAAAACTATTAAAACTGAGAGTTTGAGTGGTGAATTTTTTCAAGGCATTTTATGTCGATGATTTACAACAACGGGTGAGATGCAAGAAGCAGTATTTAATACTAAAGACTTAGTAAAATAATGGATAAAATAATATCAATCGCAAAAAGTGTTGCCGTAAGTGTTGCTAAAAAATAAGTATCGGTGGCGCAAATTCTAATGAATTGCCCGATGGTATATATCTTACATCTGAAGAATTTTTCTTAAGTGAAGACAACGATAATAATATAATATTTATAGACGAATAATATGGCAATAGTACAACGACCATTAAGTCAAATGAGCGACACTACTTTATTAGGCGTCTTTAATAGATTAGATGAAAAAGGCTACACAACATTAATAACAAATGAAGATACACCATTTGACGGCACTTTAGATTTCAGTGTAAATTCATATAATTCACACATTCAAACTGCCGACATAACATTTACTGCCATTAATGCCCTTAGACCTTATACCTTATATCAATTAATTATAAATGTGGATAGCACTTTTGCATTAAATTTTTCAGAAGACTATTTAATGTATAGAAACGATATTGATGGAAATGGAATATATCATATTTGATTTTGCACATTACCCAATAGCAGCATAGCAACAAGTATAGTTAAAGTAGGAACTTATGAAATTCCTCCACCACCTGTATTAGATATTCCATATGAAGCAAACTTAGTAAATCGCTATAATTATGAAAATGTTGTAGTAGATGAAATTACTAATAAAATTTCTGAGATTACAAGTTCCTTTAATGCAGCATTTTCTTTAACATCAACTACTGATGCAACAAGACCAATGTTGAATTTAGCAAATAAGCGCATTGAATTTAACTTCCAATTATGGGAAAACTCTAAATATTAAAGGAATGCTCTGATATCAAGGGGGTACTGATGTGCAAACTTCTGGAGCAATTGCTGTTTATAAACAGAATCTTATAAATCTTATTAATAGAATGAGAACTGTTTTTAATAGTCCAACCATGCCATTCTTAATTGTAACACAAACAGAATATTCTCTTACATACTCTGCATTACTAGAGCAGTATCAAAATGAAATACAAGCAGAATTACCAAATATTTTCATTGTAAGTGCAAATGATGCTACTTTATATGAAGATAGATTACATTTAACTCCAGAAAGTTCAATAACAACTGGAGAAAGAGTTTTTACACAATGACAAAACATATAATATGGAAACAATTGCAGGAATTCTTTTTGCATCATATACAGCATATTTTATTGTAATGGTAGTTTTGTATTTTTTTAATCCAAAACCATTAAAGCAAGCAATGAAATACTCAACAATAGGAATGTTTTTACTAATAATTGTATTAGTAATTGCATTATGGATAGATGGCACTTTATTTAAAGATATCCGAGTAGTTAATTACTTTTAACAGATAATAATTATTAATAATTAATAAATAAATCATGACAAAATTGTCACAACCCTTAGCAATTAGTTTAGCAATAAGCTTAAGTGTTAAAATTTCTATAGATCCTCTTCCTGTAATTCCTTTGATAGGTAGCACATTAGGGGAATTTCAAAAATACTCTGATGCATATTTAGTTAGCGCTGAAATAGATAGTGCTAACAAATCAGGTACAGTAAGTATTTTTTATGGAAGAGATGGATTATACGATAATGAAATTATCTGTGAAGCCATATCTTCAGACAGTGGTACTGTATTTAGATCAGCAACAATTCCTAAGATAAAACCAGGATTATTAACTTGAAAAGTAGTGCTTACTTCAGATGGAAGACATTATGAAGCAATTGGAGAATCTTATAGAATTTATCCAGGAACTCAAAATATAGCTACAGAGTATTCAATACCTACTATGATAGGAACTACTTTCTATATAGACCCAAGTGCAGCAACAAATGGAAGTGGAACTGAGGTTTCTCCTTTTAATGTTTTACCTGTAATGGGCAATTCTAATACATATCTTCTAAAAAGAGGAACTACTTTAACTTATACTGGCTATGCATCTAGAATAGGAACTATAGGGACTTGTACTTTAGGGGCTTATGGAGAAGGAGATAGACCAATTATAAATTGAATAGTTTCGGGTGCAAGTGAAGTAAGATTTATAGATGCTACTAGTAATACAGGACAGCCAGTTATTATAAGAGATATAAAAATAAAATCAGACGATATTTATGGTATAGGTATTTACCTTGCTAACAATCCTGGAAGTTGAATTTATAATTGTGAGATTGAAGGATTTACTTGACCAATTTATACTGAAACACATGTCTTTAGTCCTTATTCATTACAATGAGCAGGTTTAAAGATTTTATATTGTACATTGCATAATCATGGATTTGATGGTATTAATGCTCGCAGTGTTACTGATTTAGAAATTGGATATACTTATATATATGATACAAATATGTATTATTGGGTAAATCATCCAGCAAATATACATGAAGATAACTCACCTGGAGATGGAATACAAATTAATTCAGGATGTAGAAATCCTTTAGATCCAACCGGAGAAAGAATATCACAAGTAACTCATTTACATCATTGTACTATTGATAAATCTAGTACAGGAAATAAAATGTGTGTGGTTACAGATTCAGCTATTTCAGATTTTATATTTGAATATAATCATTTCATTGGACAACGTTCAATTCCTGGTAATACAGTAAATGGATTATACTTGAATATGGGAACACAAACAAATGATAACTTAGTACAATATAATCTTTTCGAAGAATGTGCAACTGCAAATGCAGTTTATCATAATGCAACGTTTGCTTATAATAAAGTAATTAATTGCAATTTAGGGTTAGTTATAAATGCAAATAGAGTGCAAAGAGTTTATAATAATATATTCCATAATATTACTGGATTTGCTATTAATAAATTAAGTAATGCTTCTGCTAATGTGCATAATAATGTATATATAAATTGTCCTTCAACAGTGCAATTTTTAAGTGGCGGAACAAACACTAATACACATAATCATTTTGATAATTCAACTGTAACAGGTACTAATAGTACTACAGGAGATTGTTTAATTAATAATAAAGCAGAATTTAATTATTATCCACTTTCTAATAGTCCATTAATTAATAGTGGAATAAATGTAGGATTAATTTTAGATGCTGCTAATGAAGTAGTTCCACAAGGAGCAGGATATGATAAGGGAGTTTACGAATATATAATAATTTAATTAAAAACATGGTAATAAATTTAAAAGTAGAAAATTTTACTGAAGTATCAGGTGCTTGGTATTCAAGTGCATTTATTCAAAATGCTCAAGACGTATTAATGACAGTAGCTATTTGGGCTGATGGTGAGGGGGAAGCTTCATTACAAGGCAGCATAAATGAACAAGATTGAATCGACTTAGTCGATACCACATTTACAATAGATGATGCTGGATTGCAGACTTACACAGATTGTCATTTAGGACTTAAATACAGAATTAAAAGTACGATTGAGCCTATTTCAGCACAAGTACTTATATAGATAATATCGCCGACCCAAGTAATACTAATTATTTGGGTTGGCTTTTATTATTAATTTTTATTAAATAAAAATAATATGGAAGAGAAAAAGAAAGAATTATTTACTTACTTTACTTATTTAAAATCTGTTGAATTATTTCCAGAGAAATATGGTAATATAAGTTCTATGGATGAATGGACATCAGTAATTCAAGAGAATGAGGATGATATAAATACAATTATTACAGCTTGGGAGGAATTAACTGACGAAGATTTGGGAGAATTAGACAAACAATATGCAGAGTTACAAAGTCAAAATGAGCAAGAACAAATGCAATTTGCTGCCAAAGGAGCAAAATTAAGAGCACTCAAAGCTCAGTCAGGAATGAAGATGATAAATCCTTACATGAAGGATAAACCAGAGTATATATATCAAAGAGCAAAAGATAGTATGTATCATTCTGATTATGGAATTAAGCGCGATTTAAAAGAAATAATAAATGAACGTACTTTTAGTAATCCAAGTCAAATTAGAAGTGCTGAAAATTTTGGATATGTTGGAACTGACGATAGATCGTTAAAAGATTTTGCCAATAATTTTATGACATTATATAATGATCGTTATACTGCAGGTTCTTATGATGGTAAAGTTGCTGCAACAGATGAATATATGAAAGGTAATAAAATGCAATTGCCCAATCAAGATGTTGTAAAATTGGCAGAAAGAATCAAAAAAAATGGTGGTAAGACTAAATGAACAGAATCTAGTCCTATGTATGGAGATGAATCATATGATCTAACAGAATTTCTAAATAAAGTAGATATTTATAGAGTTATGAGAGAATTAGAAAGACAAAATAATCCTGGAAAAACTCAAGCTCCTGTAAATAGTAAAGCTAAAGGTGGAACAATGAAAAAGAAAAAGAAATGTAAATGTGGTTGTGATATGGTAATTTCAAAAGCAGCAGGGGGTAAACTCACTGAAACTTGCGCTTGTAAATGTGGTGGGAAAATTAATAAATAGAATATGAAATTTTTCAAATATGATAATGATAATGGAGAAGTAATACTAAATGATGAAGGCATATTATTAGCCAAAGAATTTAGTGCATTACTTGAAGCAGGGAGAAACAAAACTCCGCAGGATAAAGCCGGAAAAAATAAAGAAAGAGCTTTTAAAGAATTTACTTATATATATTTATTTCTTGATTGGGAAAGTGTTTATTCAAACCTTCCAGAGCAAGAGAAACATGCAGCAGCTTTAGAAGATTCAGGACTAACTGATGAAGAGTTTGTAGATGAAACATTTAAAGCAGCTTGTAGAAAGTATGAAGAAATTCAAAATTCTGCAATATCAATGAGATTATTGAAGTCTGCTATGACATCAGTAGAAACTCTAATCTTTTATTTACAACATGTTGATGTGAATGAAAGAAATCCTTTAGATGGTAAACCTATATATAAAACAAAAGATTTAATTGCTGAAATTAAAGGTTGTAAAGATGTAATTGTTGGTTTACGAGACTTAGAAAATCAGGTTAGGAAAGAAATGGACCAAGAAACTGGATTGCGTGGTAATGCAGAACCTGGATACTTTGATTAATGGCTATGAATTGAGATGTAAAACTAGAAGATCATATAGAATTCTTCGATCCATACTTGTCGTACGAATTAACTGGTTATAGACCAATTAATGACGAACAAGGTTTAGATTTTGATCCTGATTGATTCAGGGAAGCTGCAATGACCAAGTTAAAAACAAAACGTTATAATAAATCACCATATGGTTCACCTTCATATAAGTTATTTTGAGATGAACAAATGGATTATTGTAAAAATGGAATTACAGTTAATGGATACAGATTAACAGGGGATAATTATTTCTGACTAAACTTCTTTAGATTGAAATCTTCTATAGAAGGTAATAGAGCCTCAGAAGGAAGAGATTTAAACTTTCCAAAGTTTCTTGTATTTCAATATGAATATTTTCATTATGTTGAATTATGTGAAAGATTAGGAAAAGATGTAGGATTGTTAAAAGCTCGTGCTCTTGGGTTCTCTGAAATGGGAGCTTCACTTTGTGTACGACCTTTCATAACAACAAGAAATTATAGAACAATGGTTTCAGCATTTTCTGAAAAACATTTAAAACCATTGTTATCTAAAATATGACCACAATTAGATTGGTTAAATAATGAAACAGAGGGTGCGTTTAAACGTGTGCGAATGGTAAAAAATACCGATATGCATAAACGTGCTTCAAAGAAGAAAAAAGATGGTACAGAAGAAGGCCACATGGCAGAAATTGAAGGAATCGTCGCTGACTCACCTGAAAAAATTAGGGGAGATCGTGTGGAACGATTGTTATTTGAAGAAGCTGGGTCTGATAAAGTACTAAAGAAAAAATATATCCAAGGTGAAGCTTTAATTACAGTTTTAGGAGGAGATCGAGTAGGTACACGTATTGTATGAGGTACAGGAGGAGATTCTGGACCATCACTTGCAGGTATTAAGGATATAGTTTTAAAACCTGATTCTTATAATATTCTAAAAGTTAAACATAATTATACTCCAGATGGTCGAACTGTATTAACAGCTATGTTTATACCTGCTTATCGAATGGTAACTAAACTTTTAGATAAAAGAGGGTGGTGTAATTTAAGGGCTGGTAAAGAATGGTATGATAAACAAAGAGCATTGAAAGCTGATGATCCAATGGGATTATTAATTTATAAAGCTGAGTATTGTTATACTATTGAAGAAGCTTTAATTCAACAAGGAGATAATATATTTCCTCGTGAAGAATTAGCTGAACAAATGGCTGCTTTGGACATTTACAAAACAGTAGAAGAACCTATGCAAGGTACTCTTACTTGGGAAATTGACAAAGGAACTGGAGAAAGAACAGGACGAGTTAATTGAAGAGAAGATCATGAAAATGGTAAAATATTCTTAACTGAACGTCCATTACGAGCTGAAGTTTCAGGAGAAGGCTATAGAAATTTATATGTCGGCGGAATTGACTCTATAGATATTGGAGCAGCAGATTCCTCACAAAGTAAAGCTGATAATAAGAATGAAAATAAAGTTTCTGATTTTTGTATTGTAATTAAAAAGAGAGTCTTTGGACAATCCAATCCAGAATATGTAGCTTTATATAAAGATAGACCTAGAGATCCCAGAGAAGCATATGATATGGCTGCAAAATTATTAGTATATTTTGATGCTAAAGCTGTATTAGAATCTACAAGAACAGCTATTTTAACATATTTTAGAGATCATAAATACCTTCATTTATTAATGAAACGACCAAGATCAACTATGCCTGATGTTTCAAAAGGCAATTCAAATATGTATGGAACTCCTGCAACTGTAAAAGTAATTACACACTATATTGAATTAATCTATGATTTTTGTTTGGATTATTCACAGACTATAAAGTTCCGTTTAATGTTAGAACAATTATTAAATTATTCTGACGAAAAGAAAAAAGACTTCGATATTATTGCTGCTATGGGAATGGCAGAATTAGGAGACGAAGAATTATCAGTAAGAAAACCAACTGAAAAAGAACCAGCAATGACCTCATTTAGAGATATTGGATGATTTACTGATAGAAATGGGCATAAACATTACGGTATAATACCAAAAACAGAAGACGAACGATATGAACGAACAAGAATTAACCCAAGCGATTCATGATTATATAAAGACACTTTATAATGCAGATTATAATGGGTATTTAAAAGTTGAAAAAACTGACACCGAGTATAAATTTATTATTGGTATTCCAAGTTATATGTTTCCAACAGTTACTGCAGGAGAATTTAATTCTGATGAAGAATTTTTAGATTATATATTTGAAGATTTAAGAATAAGAAATTACATGAAGCAAGATTATTATAAAGTTATACGACTAGATGAAGAAGGAATAATTCCAACTCCATTGCGTTCTCCTAGCTATCAACATATTTAAAAAGAGTTATGACAAAAGAAGAAAAAAAGGCAGAGATAATTAGTAACATAGACCGTGTAATACATGAACTAGTTTATGAAAAGACTCAATTAATTAAAGCCTATAATTATTATCATGGCAAAAGAGATCCTGAACAATTCAGACATTTAGAAGAAAATTATGGTATTGGAACTCCTACATCAGTGGAATTTATTCCATTAGTTAGGAAACACGTGGATGTACTAATTGGAGAATATTTATCAACTCCACTACTTCCAAAAATTTCTTGTAAAGATACTGAAACTTTATCTTCTGCCCACAGACAATTGCAATTAAAAATAAATAATGAAATATTAGATGAATTAAAATCACAATTAAATAATTCATTATATAATGCAATACAAGGCCAAGCTGCAGGACAGCAAGACCAAACAGATAAGGAAATAGAAGAAGCAATACAAAGAGTTATTGATGCCACAGAAAGAAATTTTATATCTGATTTTGAAGTGGCAGGTCAAAACATTATAGATTGATCTTTACAGTCTAGAATAATAGACTTTTTAAACAAAAGAAAGATACTATTAACAGACTTATTAATATCTGGAACAAGTTATTATAAAGTAATAAAATCACCTTCCAAAGAATTGGTTGACTTAGTCATAAGAAATCCACTTCATACATTTATTGACAGGAATCCAGAAGTACCATATTTAAATAAATCATCAAGGTCTGTATGTAGAGATTACCTCACAAAAGATCAAATCTTAGCTAAATACTGGAAAGATTTAACTAAAGAAGATTTAGAAGAATTAGAGGTATTACAAGATTTTGGAATGGAAGGTGGAACTGTTTATTTGAGAAGTTTTGATACTGTTACTGGAAATCCTAGTTCTGATGGAATTTTAGGTGGATTCGAAGTAACTCCATTAATGCCATTTGAAAGAAATAGTTCACAACACTTTAGATTATTTCCAGTTTATGAAGTTGAATGGCTTAAAACTGAAAAAGAAGGTGATAAATACGTTACAAATAGATATGAAGGTGTCAGAATTGGCACAAATATTTATATTCCTATTGGTAAAGTAGATGAAGTTTTCCGCAGTAGAGAAAATCCAGAAGATTGTGCTTTAACTGTAAATGGATTATTTTATGGAGATAGAAATGGAGATCCTTTATCATTAATGTTATCTACAGCTAATTTACAAGATAAGTTTGATGTATTGAATTTCTATAGAGACAATGTAATCGCAGAATCTGGAACAGTAGGTGATTGGATTGACTTAGCATACATTCCTAAAGTATTAGGAGCTACATTAGCAGAAAAGTTAATGAAATGAAAAGCTTATAAGAAACAAGGATTAGCTCTTATTGATTCTTCACAAGAAGGATTGCCGCCAATGAATACGACATTTGGAGGGTACGATGATACAATTAAATTAAATACTATACAAGCTATTGATTTAGCTATTCAAAGAGTTGAAGATACCTGTTCTACAATTACTGGTGTATTTAGAGAAAAATTAGGAGGCATTGAACAAAAAGATGCTGTAACCAATGTACAATTAGGAGTTAGACAATCTGCATATATTACAAAGCAATATTATCAAATAATGGATCTTTTAACAAGAGAAATGTTATTAGATATTCTGAACTTAACTAAGATTGTATTTAAGAATGGCTTCTCTGGTACTATAATTCTTGGCGATCGATTAAATAAAATATTTACAGCATTACCAGAACATTACACTGTTACTGATTACGATATTCACATTGCTGATAGTGCAGAAGTTATTAGAGAACAAGAATTAATTAAACAATTAGTAATTGAATTTATAAAAGCAAAAGAAGTTGATCCTACTATAATTATGGAAGCTATGACTGCTACTGGATTAACTAAAATGAAAATTGCTGTAAATGAAGCATTAGACAAACGTAAAAAAGAGGCTAATGAAATTGGAAAACTTCAACAACAAGTACAAGAATTAGACCAACAACTGAAACAAGCCGGTGGTGAAGCTCAGAAATTACAAAAACAAGTTGAAGGATTAAATCAAGAAAAAGTACAACTTGAAAAAGAAAGACTTAAATTTGAAAAAGAATTAGAGTGGTACAAAGCTAGAGTACAAAATGAATACAATGATAAGAAAATTGAACTTGATTTAAAACGTGTTCAATTAGAAGCTTTACAATTGTATGATAATAATCCTAATAATGATGAAATAAGAAATAGTTAATATGGAACATACACATGACCACTGCAACTGACATGACCCAAAACCACATATTCCAAGTAGTATGTGGTCTGAATTAGTGAAAAGATGGAGAACTGATAGTCCAAAATTTTGAAAGAAAATAATGAGCATTGCAGTTGCAGTAGGTACTAGTGCAGTTGCAGTTGTAGGATCAGATAAATTATTTGACTTACAAGCTTATGGAATACATCCAATAATTTTTACTATTGCAGGATATATAATTGTAGCGTGTGCTGCAATTGGGTTATCTGCTAAAATAACAACACAATAATGACAAAAATAAGAAAAGTACAAAGAAGTGAAAATACTTGACAATATCATTTCATTTGCCCCGGGTGTAATTGCGAACATGCTTTTGATGATAGATGGCAATTTAATCAAGATTTTGAAAGACCAACTATCTCACCATCATTTTTGCAACAAGGATTTATTGGATTTAAAAATGAAGTACCAATGTATGGCACTTGTCATAGTTTCATTAAAGATGGTAAAATACAATTTTTAGGAGATTGTACGCATGATTTAAAAAATCAAATAATTGAACTCTTGCAGTTCTCAGAATAATAAAAAATAGTAATAATGACAAAAGAAAATTTAAAAAAAATACTTATACATGCTACAGCTGCAAATATTGAAAAATTTTATCAACCTTTAGTAGATACTATGGTAAAATTTGAGATAAATACTCCAAAGAGAGAAGCAGCTTTTATTGCACAATTAGCTCATGAGTCTGGCTCATTTAAATATGTGAAAGAAATAGCTTCTGGAAGTGCTTATGAAGGCAGAAAAGATTTAGGCAATACAGAGCCTGGTGATGGAGTAAGATTTAAAGGCAGAGGATTAATACAATTAACTGGAAGAGCAAATTATAAAAAAGCCAGTGAATTTTTCAAAGAAGATTTTATAGCTAAACCAGAATTAGTAGAAACTCCAAAGTATGCAACTCTAGTAGCAGGTTGATACTGACACAGACATTCTTTAAATAAATGGGCAGATTTACAAGACTTTAGAAGAGTGACAAAGATAATTAATGGAGGATATAATGGTATGGCAGATAGACAAAAATACTATGATATCGCTTGTAAAGTTCTTGGAGTATAAATTTATAATTTAAATAAAAATGATACATATAAATTTATTAAGAGTATCTACTGATAGTCAATATTTAGAATTTAGCGTGGAATGTCCAACAGATTATAGGTTTAATTTACTATATATCACTAGGTATAATGTGCGAACTAAATTAAATGATATTACTAAGGATGCAAGTAGTTTGTTACTTGGTAATAGTAATCAAGAAATAATGAGAATTGCAACATCAGCTTTAGGAGATGATGTAACAATGTACCAAGTAGAATTTGGAGTTGAGGCTATAAATTCAAATGATCCTCAGATACCTAATGTTGTAGGAATTTGTTCAAATATTAATTTTGTTTATGCAAATTTACTTGATTTAGTTATGAGTTTTACAAGTTGCTGTATATCTCAAGCAGATTACGATAAATTAGATAGAAATCATATGATTTTGTATGCCCACCAAGAAGCCATGAGGCTAGAAAGATATACAGAAGCTAAATATTTTTATGATATTTTATGAAGTTTATTTACAAATTGTGGACCCACTGTTAGACAGAGAAATGTAGTTAATACACCTTGTAATTGTAATACATAATGAATGAAAGATATACAAATAGCTTATTAGATTCTATAAAAAAGTATTTGTTTAATCTGGAATATTTGGCAAATGATGATAAAATAACTCTTAGAGCTTTAGGAACTTTTAAAATATTGCATCAATTATATAGTTGAGCAGATTGATTTGAAGTTTGTGAAGATAGAAAGATCAAGATGGAACAATTAATTAATTGTATCATTATGAGAAATTCTAATCTTGTTTTGCCAAATATTATTCCTGGACCTTACTATTCAAATGTAAGTACTCCACAAACTATCTATACTTGACAAAAAGTATATGATATGCCAAATGTTCAAATACATGAGGATCTAGATACAGACACAAATCAAAGAGTAACTCATTATTTGGCTGTACAAGCTGATAATAGCGGACAATCTGTTTTTATTACAGTGAATAATCCTGATTTAATAAATTCTACACATGGAAATACTGCATTTTTAAGAACATATCTTGATCAAGAAGAAGTAGAATTAGCCGCTCCAGAAGTTTTATCTAATGGTAAAACTTTTATAAGATGAAAATTAGATGGTATTGATCAACCTTTAGGAGTTCAGAAGTTGAATATAATTATGAATTCTAACAAAACGGCAACAGTTCAATATGCTGATTATATCCCCATAACTGGATCAATTACTATTAATAAGATTGTTACTACAACAGCTGGAGTAGAAATAGATTCTGATACTTTATTTGAAGTTTATGCAACAAATGGAAATATAATTAGGAGTGGATTTGTAAAAAGTGGTATTCCACTTATAATTAGTGATTTACCTTTAGGTACATATACCATATCGGAAAATCCCTCTTTATTACATAATATAGTATCCATACTACCAAGTTCAGTTACCTTAACAACTTCAGATTCAAATAAATCTACTACAATTATTAATGCTGAAAAGTCTTCAATAGGAACAATTACAATTAATAAAGTTGTTTTATTAAATGGAGAGGTAGATCCTACTGATGAAACTAATTTTCCAATTACAATTTCAAATGGGATAGTAACTTTATCTGGCAATGTATCACAATCTACACCTTTAGTATTTAGTAATCTTTCTTATGGAAGTTATACAATAATTGAAAATGTTCCTTTATATTATCAACAATCTTCTATTACTAATTCAATTGTTACAATAACAGAAGAATCACAAAATGGTTCTGTCACAATTACTAATATTTATACTCCAGTAGTTGGTTCAATTACTATTTCTAAAATAGTTAAAGACGAATTTGGAGTTGTTAATCCTGATGATAATACTGAATTTTCAGTAATAGTCTCAAACTCTACTAACTCACTTTGAGTTGGAACTGTTAATAATCACACATCATTTATTATAAATAATTTACCTATTGGGGAGTATATTATAACTGAATCTGAAACAAAAGGATATCAATTAGATTCAATTACTTCAACACCAGTTATAATTACTGAAGGCAATCTTATACATAATGTAGAAATAATTAATAGTAAATTACCTCCATTAACAACTGGTTCAATTACTATAAATAAAAGAGTAGAAAATTATACAGACGTAATTAAATATGGCTCATTATATAATTGATATACAACTGTAGATTCAAGGAATATAGCAAATATTGGATGACGTATGCCAACAGAACAAGATTGATTTAATCTTAGAACTCATACAGGACAAAGTGCTTATCCATATATTGAAACTGGAAATGAATATTGAAATCCACCTGTAACATTAGCAACTAATGCCACTGGATTTACAGCAAGACCAAGTGGTTATAGACTTTCATCAGGAACTTATGAAGCTTTAGGGTATTCTGCTTTCTTTTGGACTAGTACAGAAAAGAGTTCAACTACAGCTAGTATGTTTATGTTAACTAATTCTCAAACTATTGGTTTAACTACACCAGATAAAAGATATGGTGGAGCAATTCGTCTTGTTAAAAATTCTACATTATTAACTGATGGTCAAATAGGTACTTATACAGGTAATGATAATAAAATTTATAAAACTATTTGTATTGGAACAACAGAATGAGTTATAGAAAACTTAAATGAAACCAAATTTAGGAATCAAGATTTAATTCAAGTAGTTCCTTCAAGTGCATGAACAAATCTACCAACAGCTGGTATGTGTTATTATAATAATGACATTAAAAATACTACTTATAGAGGTATTGGATTAATTCCTAATGAAACAATATTTACAACTACCATAACGAATAGTAATGGATCTCTGTCTCAAAATATAGCATATTTAACTCCTGCAGTATTTTCAAATTTAGATTTTGATACTTATATAATTACTGAAAATCAGGCAGTAGGATATGAAAGTCCTGCTATTGACATTCCTTCTGTAACTTTATCTATAGATGATCCTGGTCAATTAGTTACTATTACTAATACTAAAACGGTAGAAGTTGGAAGTATAACCATTAATAAAACAGTTTTAAATGTTTCAGGAGATAAGGAATATTCATTTCAATATGTTGCAACAGGAACAGGTGTAAATCCATTAATATTTAATGCTCATGGAAGCACCGTTGAGCCGGCAATATTTTCTAATTTGCCGCTTGATTCTTATACTATAACGGAAATTCCAGATTCAGATTATCCATTAATAAGTATTACTCCAGAAGTTTGTACTTTAACAAGTTTAAACCCAAATCAATCTGTTGAAGTTGTAAATGGAAATACAAATCCTGTATTTAGTTATGGATTACTATATAACTGATGAGCAGCTAATAATGAAAATAACATTGCGGCAAATGGATGAGTTTTACCAACTGTAGGAGATTATACCAATTTAGGCATTGCTTTAGGTGGAAATGCTGCAGCAGGTGGAAAAATGAAAGTTACTGGATATACCTACTGAAATAGTCCAAATACAGCAGCATCTAATTCAAGTAAATTTAATGCAGTAGGAGCGGGAGGAAGATCAGATGTTTCTCCATCCAATTTTGAACAAAGATTATCTTATACAAGTTATTGAACAGCTAATGAGTTTGATGTAGATAAGTCTTCTTTAATTGCTTTAAGTTTTTCTTCAGGCACACTTATTATAGATCAATATGCATCAGGTAAATTAGGCATTTCTAAAAATAATGGTATTTCAATACGATTAAGAAAAATAAATACTAGTTTATTAGAAGGACAAGTTGGCACATATGTAGGAAACAATAAGCAAGTATATAATACTATCTGTATAGGAGGTATTGAGTGATTATCAGAAAATTTAAGAGAAACAAAATATAGAACAGGAGATTTAATACCTAATGTTACAAATGGTATTACATGAGCAGGTTTAAGAACAGGAGCATTGTGTGCTTATAACAATGATCCAAACAATGTTTAAATGTATTAATAACTAATAAAATCATATGGCTAACCAATTAATTCCTGAGAATCAGTTTCAAACAGCAGTTCCATCTAGTGATGGACTGCTGACTCTTAGGAGTATCAATACGGATTCGAAAAGTAATAGTGATTTATTAGATGTTTACAATATACCGAAAGTAATTATTTCAAATTTAGAGTATGAAAATCTTGATTCAGAAAATGATTTATTAGATTCTCAAGATGTAAATGAGCCAATTCCAATTCTTACTGATGTAGAACATGAGAATTTGGAATCAGATGGAGATTTACTTGAAGGTGTTAGTGTAAATGAACCTATAGAAATTATTCGAGATATAAAGTATCAAACTATAGATTCAGATAATGATTTAATTACTAATGCAACTTGTATAGAAGATGTTCCAGTTTTATTTCACACAAACGGAACTTGTTTTAAAAATATGCATAGTGAATCTCTTATTACAACTAAGGAGGAATTATTTATATATCTATGTGAAGTACTAATTAGATTTGATGCAAGTCCATCACATTATCAAAAAGAAGATTATAAAATATTAATAAAAACATTGGTGGGTTCATTAATTTATTTATATGATAGAGATTCAACAAATACAACAGTATCGTCACCTCCGTTTATTGGATTGGCTTTACCAACTACAAATCCTGTAGCATTTGCTGATGCTAGACATTATAAATACCCAGGTATATATTTAGCACAAATTCCTGGAAATTATGAACATTTTAATATTGTTATTTCTGAATCTGAATTAAAAGATTCATTAGTTTTATTAATACCAGATATTGAAGATGAATTATTTATTAGTTACCATAAGGAAATTTTTGAATTTATTTTAACCGGAGGGAATCAATCAAATAATTATTCTTTTAGGAATGAAGTTATGGGAGGAATTGTTAATGATTTAAATACAATATTTACAACGTCTATGCCTTTTATTCCCGGAAGTTTAATTATTTATGTCAATGGTTTAAAAGAAAGAGATTATACAATAGATACAGATCAACAAATAACTTTTTTAATTCCTCCCTCAAGGAAAGGAATGATAGATATTATAGAAGCAACTTATGCAGTATTATAATATAAAAAATCCACAATAACAAAAAATTAAATTATGGCAACAACGATTAGATCAAGTTCGCAATTATATATAGACGCAAATCTTGATTTCAAAAATAACAAAGGTGTTAATTTAATGCCGGGTACAAGCACTGGTCATGCAGTAGAATATGATCAGATGTATACAGCAATTAGTAATGCTACAACAGGAGTTGGTAATGCTATACATGCCCCAGTAGCAGACTTAGCAGCGGCCAAAGCTGTAACAGATTATATAGATAAAATGCTTATGTTAATTGAAACGATGGGTTTATATCGTTTTGATGCAGAGGCAACAACAGCTAGCAATGATAATACAATTATCAGACCCACAAATATAGCATCTGATGCATCTCCAGGAAGATGAATAAAAATGAGTGCAACAATTACTGATCATAATCTTTTAAGTGGTATACAAGGCGGAACTACTGGAGAATATTATCACTTGACAGCAGCACAAGCAGGATTATTAGCAGGATCTGCATTAAGTAGTTCAAATGATACTAACGTAACATTAACTTTAGGCGGAACTCCAGCTACAGCTTTATTAAAAGCAGTTTCTTTAACATTAGGATGGACAGGAACTTTAGCTGATGCTAGAATTGCAAGTGCAGCTGCTTGAAATGCTAAAGTTGATAGTGTAACAGCTGGTGCTGGTATTGTACAAAATGGAACTGCAAAAGCTCCAATATTTGACATTGTGTCTGCAGTAGGTACCGCTGGTTCAGTTGGAACAATTGTTGTAACAGCTGATGCTGTAGGGGTAGCATTAGGAACAACTTCTACAACTGCAGCTGCAGGTAATCATACTCATGCAGGAATGGGAACTGTTACAAGTGTTACTGCTGGTAATGGTCTCACACAATCAGGAACAGCTACTATAAACCCAACAATTGATGTTGTTTCACATGCAGGTACTGCAGGTTCAGTAGGTACTTTAGTAATAACTGCAGATTCTGTAGGAGTTGCATTAGGCACAACAAGTATTACAGCTGCTAGAGGAGATCATAATCATACTGTTGGGTCTTTAACAGATACTACAATTACTAGTATAGCAGATAATCATATTCTTGCTTGGGATACCTCTACTTCTAAATGAACAAATCAAACTCCTGCAGAACTTGGTATTTTAACAGGTAATCAATCAATTACTTTATCTGGTGATGTATCTGGTACTGGAACTACTGCTATTACTACTACAATTGGTGCTAATAAAGTTACTTTAGCTATGATGGCAACAGTAGCAACGCAAACTTTCTTAGGAAGAAATACTGCTTCTACAGGTAATGTTGAGGTACTTTCAGTAGCTACTGCAAAAACTATGTTGGGATTAAATACAGCTAATTTATCCACTAGAAGCTATAGAATTGTTCCAACAGGATCTATCAATGGTTCAAACACTGTATTTACTTTAACAGCTAATGTCTTATCAGGATCAGAAGAGGTTTATAAAAATGGAATGTTAATGAATGCAGGTGCAGGTAATGATTATACTATTACTTATGGTGCAACTACTACAATTACATTTTTAACAGCTCCTTCAAGTACTCCATTTGCAGATATTATATTAGTTAACTATTCAGTATAAATTTTTTAATACACTATAGATGGCCGAAACAAGAATAAAAGGCATTGAAATAGGTGACTCTACTGTAACAGCAGTTGACATTTCGTTAGCCTCAGCTGCTGTTATCAGTCCAGTTACTGCTAGTAATTTTGTAATATGAGATACTTCAAACGCTATTTTGAAAACAAGTCCATTGGCTAACGTAGAAACTTACTTTAATACTAAATATTCATTAGTAAATCATACTCATACTTTTACTAATTTAGGAGCAACTACGGTTGGTAATAATCTGGTTACTCTACCAAATCCGAGCGCTATTTCTTTTTTGCGTATAAACGCAAACAACACTGTATCAGCGCTTTCAGCACAAGATATGTTGACTGCAATTGGTGGTGGAACTTCCAATTATGTAAACTGGACATTAAAAGTTAATTCTGAACCAACAGGAGTAAATATAGGCAGTGGCATTGGAGTTAATTTTATTGAGGGAACAAATGTAACTATAACTCGTAGTGGCACAGATGTAACTATTAATTCTGCAGGTGGAGGTGGAGGATCTTATTTACCTTTAACAGGAGGACAATTAACGGGGAATCTTGAAATAAGAAAAGCTGGTTCAACATTTACAGCAGTTTCCAATATACTTGGATATGTTTCAAGTACTGATATTTTAGATCTACAGACTCAAGTATATGCAGACTCAGGAGCGAGTACTTATGAATATTTTATTCAAAGAACAGATAATGTAAATACAAGATCATATGCTTTAATGTACACTACTTTTCGAGGAGGAGATGTTGTATTAAGTATTGGTGGTGTAAATTTTGATAATATTTCTCTTCATGCTAAAAACGATGTTATTGGAAATATAACGCACGTATATACTGCAAATAGTGCTGGGATAACAAAATTAGTTCCTGTAGGTTCTTTTGGTGGAGGTGGTAGTGGCACTGTTACATCCGTTGGACTTACTCTACCAACAAGTGTTTTTAATGTAACTACTTCTCCCATTACAACTACAGGTAATTTAACAGCAATATTTAATAATCAACTTCAACAAAGGGTACTTGCTTCACCACAGTTTAGCACAGGAGTTCCTACTTTTAGAAGACTTACTGCTGATGATATGCCTGATTTATCAAACATGTATGATAATTATTTAGGTTGAGAATTAACTTGTAAAATTGGAGGAGCAGAAACAACCAACACTATAAATTCATTAAGTAATACAGTTGGAACTTATCATAATTTAAGAATTACTTCAAGTGATAATTCTATGACTATAGTAGGTACTTCTGGAGCAAATAATACACTTAATTTAGATTTTACTGCTGCAGGTTGAACTGAAACATTAGTAGATCTTACAACAGGTGGATGGTCAGGAGGTGCTCAAACTAAATCTGTATCAGGACTTCTTGCAACAAGTGAGGTCATGATTTTTCCACCAATGAATCGATCTGCATTTTTAGCTTATGGAGCAGCTCAAATAAGTGCAACTTCAATGTGGGCAGGCAATATAATGTTTGAATGTACAACAACACCATCTGTAAATATAAATAGTGTAATAGTTTGGTGAAAATAAATAAATAAATAAATAAATATGTCAATAAAAAATGCAATAATATTTTCAGTTACAGGTGGGGGAGGAAGTTACACAAGAACTGTTACTTATCCTTCATCAGGTACGTGAACAAAACCCGCAGGATTAACACACTTGGAAGTTATTTGTATAGGAGGAGGTGGAGGTGGTGCATCAGGATCTCGCGGAGCCTCTGGTGTTATGTCAAGAGGAGGTTCTGGTGGAGGAGCAGGATCTATAGCATGGGCAACATTTCTTGCTTCAGATTTAAGTTCAACAGAATCATTTACAGTCGGAAGTGGAGGAACTGGGGGGGCATCAATAACTGTAGATAATACAGATGGTGCGGCAGGTTCTGCAGGTGGAGATACATATTTCGGTGGTACAACTTTTGCTGGAAGTAAAATATATGCACAAGGTGGTGGAGGTGGAGCTTTTAATAATGCTGGGGCTACAAGATTTTCAACTGCACAAAAACCTGGTACAAGTATGCCAGGTGGAGGAGGTGCAGCATCTTCATCAACTGGCGCAGCTGGTGCTGCGACTACAGCACAAAACACATCATCATCATATAATGTTATAAATGGTGGCGGTTCTGGTGGTGGAATAACTACGGGTAATGTAACTTCTGCAGGTGGATCAGGAGCACGATACTATAACCTTGTCGGAACTTTGTCATCAGATACTGCCGGTGCTATAGCTACAAATGGTGGAAATGGTGTAAATTATTATTTTAATAGAATGCCCATTACGTTCGGATTATCTGGTACTGCTTATCATAATGTAACTTTTTGTTACGGAACTCCGGGAGGAGGTGGAGGAAGTGTAGCTTCTGGAACTGCAGGACATGGAGGTAATGGTGGTCATTACGGTGGAGCCGGAGGCGGCGGAGGTGCTACTAGAAATACATTTGGCGCCTCTGGAAAAGGTGGCGATGGTGGAAACGGTTTAATAATCTTTATTCAACATATTGTTGCCTAATAAAAGTAATAATTAAAAATAAATAAAATTTTAACCTAATAATAATAAAAATTTACTATTTTCTTATTTATGTGAAAATTATTTAATATCTTTGCATATTAAGAAAATAGTGAATTTTACTAAACACAATGAAAATGAAAAAAAGAAAATTACTTGATTTAAATGAAACTTTGAATCAATTATTAGATCTTGGTAAGACCAGATTTAAATTAGGAGTATTAGAAAACTTAGAAGTTTTAAAATCTATTGTTGTTCCTATAAGAAAAATTGAAGAAGATAATAAGAGTATTCTTGATAATTTTGAGAAAGATAGGGTTAATTTAGTTGTTAAATTTGGAATTAAGAACCCAGATGGATCTGTTACAGTTGATCAAAGTGATGAAAAATCATATACTGAATTTGCAGAAGAATTTAAAAAAATATTATCTATTCATGAACAATCTTTGCAGTTGCACAAATTGAAGACTGATGAATTGGATGAAATTTTAGATGAAGAATATACAGAAGAATTAAAATTCAAACAATTTACAGAAGAACAATTACCAGAAGAAGGAATTAGTGGAAAACAATTAATGCTTTTAATGGAATGTGGCATTATTAAATAATAAATTTTAATAATAAATATTATTATAGAATTTATTAAAAATAATGATCGTAATTTTGCAAAATAGTACAATAAAGTAATAAGATAAAAATTTTATAACAGATAATTAAGTAATAAAAACAATTTAAAGTGTAAATGATTATGGCAGAATTTGATGAAATTTTTGAAGATGAAAGTCAATTAGCTGAGAATATAGAAATTCCTGTTGAAGGAATTGGTTCTTTAGGTATAGAAGAAGAATTATTTCCTGAGTTAACTGAAGAGTTTGTTCAAGAAAATAATATTCTTGACGACCTACTAAAGGCTAAAGGAATTACTAATTCAATGATAACAATCGTAGATGAAAATGAGGAAGAAAAAGAAGTTAATTTTTATGAATTAACAAAAGAAGAGCAGTTAGAAATATTAAATTATAATGAACCTGCAACAAACGATATTTTAGAAGATACTGAAGTTGAATTTTTAAACCATCTTAGAACCAATAATGTTTCTGTAGAAGAGTTTTTAGCAGCATACAGAGAATCTATACTTGCTGAGGTAACCCCAGCAGAACCTAATTATGAAATAGATAATTATGATGATAATGAATTATTTCTTTTAGACCTCAAAATTAAGTTTGACTTAACAGATGAAGAATTACAATCAGAACTTGAAAAGGAACTAAAAAATCCTGAACTGTTTAGTAAAAAAACAAATAAGCTACGATTAGAATATAAACAATTAGAAGATAACGAAAAAGCTACCCAACAAGCAGAATTTGAAGCCAATCAAAGACAAGAATACAATAATTTTGTATCTAATATGACTGGAATCGCTAATTCTGTGACAGATTATCATGGAGTTTATTTGGAAGATAATGAGAAAACAGAAACCCTAGATTATTTAACTAAGTTAGATGATACAGGAGTTAGTAGGTTTTCTAAAGATTTAAACGATCCAAATAAGTTGTATGAGGCTGCTTGGTATTTAAGATATGGTAAAGAAGCTTTCCAGGCTTTAGAAGCTGCTTATGAAGCAGAAATTAAAAAACTTAAAGCTGGAACTAAAGATGAGCCTAGAGGATTTGTGCAAAAATCTCAGAAACTAAAAGGTATAAACGATTTTATCTAATAATTAAACTATGATAGTAGCAAGTTACGTCAACGTAAAGCCAGAAATGGCACATAGTAGAACATACGAAGATTTCTATAAATTTTTAGGATCACGTCCTAAAATGATGGGAGTTATGGCAAGAATGAATACACAAAACACTGCCACATTCCTTACAGAAGCTTTGATGAATATCTATTATAATTCAAAAACAGCAAATAAATTCCAGCCGATTAACTCCTTAATGATTGAGTGAGAAATCGATGTAGAGTTTGTAAAAAGAGTTGAATTTGCAGCAGCTCCAAGTGGTACTGGCGCTTTAGGTGCAGATATCACAATGTATTTCAAAGAGAGATATTATGAAAAATATGATACATTTAAGATTGATGGTTCACGTCAACAGTGTATTGTAAAAGCAACACCAGAAAGAAAAGCAGATAACTTCTGGGAATATACTGTTCAATTAATTGATGCAGATTATTCATCTATTTTAGATTCTGCCTCATGTCAATTAGGAATGACAACTCGATTCTTATCGAATATCATGCCTGAGTACCATGAAGAAGGATTTACCAAATACCAATCAAACATTGAGAAACATCGTCAATGGATTACTGAACACAGAAATGACATCAGCTATTCTTCACGTTACGCTCAAATGGAAGATCAATTCATTAAAATTGCTCAAGGTGATGGAACTGGTGAATTAAAAGAAAAATTATTTAAACTTAACAAAATGGAAAAGGATCTTTTAGATAACTTCCACACTGTTAAAAATAATGCATTACTATGGCAAAAAACCACTATGGATGCTAATGGAAAATCAACTGTTCTTACAGATGATGGTCGTCCATTGGTTGCTGGTGATGGTCTTATTCCACAGATCGAAAGATTTGCGTCTAAGTACAAATTTGCTAAATTAAACGTTAATATTATCAATACAGTAATTGATATGATGAATCAGAAAGCAACTAATGCTACTGGAAATCATTATACATTTATTGTTAATGATAGATTATGGGGACAAATCAACACTACTTTAGGTGAGTGGTTGAAAGCATGGGGTTCTACTCCTACCTTGTTATATTCAAAAGCTACTCAATCAATGATAAAAGCTGACAACCCACTTAAGGTTGGTGGAACTTTTGTTAGTTATGAAATTGCTGGTAATACAGTTACTTTCATGGTTGACCGTGCTCTTTCAAAAGAGTATGATAAAAAAGCTTATGGAATCTGTTTAGACATGACTCCTGATATGGCAACTAATCAGCCTGCTATCGCAGCTTTCACTTTACAAGGTGCTGAGTTTGTGACTTCTAAATATCCTGGTGTTGGTGGAGTTGATGGTATCACAAGTGGTATCGTTTCTAGCCCAGTAGCTGGATCTAAATTAATCGTTGCTGGTTATTCTGGTATTGCTGCTTTTGCACCATACAAATCATTTATTATTGAAGAAATTTAATAAATAATACAAAAGGAGAGGGAAGGTAAAACTTCCTTCTCATTTTTTAGATTTTCAACTAAGAGATACATAATAAGAAATATAAAAAGAATAATATATGAATAATGAAATAATTCTCAGGAGTGTTTATGGTAAGGTAGGTCAAATTTATTTTATACAGCCATGTCCAAATCCGAGAACAGGAAAATTGCCTGCTTGTGTAAAGAGTGTAAATTCTAATGGCGATATGATACTTTCTGAAGAAGAAGTAGCAAAAATGAATAAGGGCGAAGTGCATTATATTAAAGCCGACGCAGTATTTGAAATTGTAGATGGGACTCATTTTGATTTAGATGATTTAGTAGACAAAGCAAAGTGGGAAGCTATTGAATATTGCAATTGGATTGCAAAAGATCGCTTTCAACGTGATGAACAAGGAAATCCAGTAATTGATGGCGGAGCAAAACGCTATGGTGTAGCAGATCTTTATGTTGAAAGACCAGGAGAAATTGCTAAACTTAGAGTTACTAAAAAACAACTTGTACACAGGGCTTGTGCACATATCTATGAAGATTCAGAATCAGAACGCATCAAAAAATGTCGCGTACTTGGTCGTAATTTAAATAAAGCTAATCCTTCTGATGTATTGGATTTCTTGCTTGAAAAAGCTGAAAAAGATCCTAATCAAATAATTAACCTTTATGAAGGTGAAGATTGGAAGATGCATTTATTTATTTTAGACGCTGTTGATGCAGGAGTAATTCGCAAAAAAGACAATATCTATAATTACGATGATAAGATGCTAGGAGGTAGTATTGAAGCAACAATTACATTCTTGAGAGACGTTAGATATAAAAAATTAGTGGACTCAATTAAAAGAGAAACTTATCCACATTTATTGCCTAAGCAGGAACTTTTAGACTTAGAAGCAGGAATAACTAATGATATTCCATATTTTGATCCTAAAGACAGCATAGCTGAAAAAACAAATCTTTCAAAGGCAACTAAAGCCAATTCAAAATAAAAATTAAAAAAAAATAAACAATGACTGCACGACAGGTTTTCGAGTATGCATTAATTGAACAAAATAAACAAAAAGCACCAAGTTTGTTACTTGAAGATTATAATTATTTCATTAATAAGGTTATAAACCAAGCAATTAATAAGATTTATAATCTTTATGATGTTAATCAGCAGAAATCAGACGACCTTAGAGTATTAAAATCTACTGCAACATTGACTCCAACAATAAATAATGATTACGTAGGTTCAGCATTATATAATAATATATATGAAGTTGATTTACCTGATGATTATTTGCATATTTTAAATTGCATAGTTGAGTATGAAGTAGACAGAAATTTTAAATGTTATAATTCTGGGGATTTTGTTCATTTTGGTGCTAAAAGATTGACAGCAGATATGTTCGCACAAATACTTCATAACTATTATATGCGACCTTCTTATAAGAATCCATATTTTTATATAAATAATGTAAACATAGAAAATACATATCCAACATCTGATAATCAAGTTGATATTGATTTTGATGGAGAAAATGTTGAAAGAATCCCAGAAAATAGATATGGAAACAGATCTAGGGTTAGAATGGAAATAAGATATGGAAAAGATAATTCACTATTTGTATTAAATAAAGTTTATATTGATTACTTAAAAGCTCCTCAATTTATTAGATTGACGCAAGCACAAGTAGATGAAGTTGAAGATACTTCACAAGTTTTAGAATTTCCAGATTATGTATGTCAAGAAATAGTAAATGATTTAGTTAAAGTATTAATGGAAAATGCAAGTGATCCAAGATTACAAACCAATATTCCAATTAATCAAAGTATTGCTAATCCAGGACAGGAACAGCAGCAAAGAAAATAGATAAATCTTTTTTAAATAAATAATATATTATAACATGTATCAATTTACAACAACAAATGTTATTAATTCGCAATATGCGGTAGATTATAATGGTAATCCATTAATAGATAGTGCAGGAACTGAAGTTCCTAAATATACAGGATCAGCTACAGGTCTAAACGTAGCAAAAGTAGGAACCTTTAAGAAATCAGGAATTGTAAGTGTTTATAAAAGACCTTATGCTGCTGGTGTAAAAGAAATTGCTACAATTACAGTTCCAACTCTAACAGCAGGTGCCGCAGCTAGAATTGTAGTAGGTGTTAAATTATCAGGATCAACACAATCAGAATACACTAATTATTCAATGGATTTCAAATTACCAGTCGTAGTTGAAATTCTTGCTTCAGGTGTAGCTGCTACTGATGCTGCTGCTTTCATCACACAGTTAAATGCTTTAAAATCTAGATTTGGTCATACATACTTCACTACTACTAGTGGTGGTGGTGCTGTGATTACATTTACAGCTAAAGAAGATGTACAAAGATTCAATTCAATTGTAATTACAGAAGAAACTTTAGTTTCAACTACATTAAACTTAGTAGATTATGTTTCTAAAGCTACTGGAAGTGTTACAACTCCTGGTAAAATTGGATTCGGAGACAATTCTTGGATGTTAAGAAACATTATGGTTCCTACAGCTGAGAATGTAAGAGTTTTCGGAATTTCAAAAGAAGAAAGACCAATCATGGGTGGAAATTATTCACAGTATACATTACGTTATTCAATCGCTAAAGACGGTACTGACGGTATTGTATCTGGAGGAAACTCAGTTACAACTCATGTATTTTATGTTTTATCAAGTTTAGTTTCTGGTTTTGAGACTGCAATTAACAATGTAGGCTTAACAATTGGATTACTTAATTTAGCTGCTACTGGTGGAGATGTTTCTCTAGCTACAGCAACTGATGATACAAATCAAATTATTGTTACTGGAGCAGTTGGAGCAGTTACTTTTGTAAGTGATCAGCCAACAAGAGCTACAGTTAGTGCAACTGGTTTGGTAAGTACAGCAGCTGTTACAGGAACAGGTGCAGTTGTTATTACAGCTACTGACTCTGTTGGAAATACAGACACATTGTCTTATACTATTACCTAGTATTTTTCTTTTTAATGTACAACTCAAAAAGGAGCGGGCGTTCTGCTCGCCCCTTTTTTTATTTAAACTAATATGGTAGAAAAATTAGCGTCTGCAATATATAATGATATTGTTGCAGGATTAGTAGGGATAACCTCAAATCCTACAATGTCATTAGCACAATTAGAAGATGATGTAGTAGATGAAAGGCTACAAATTATAAAAGAATATTCTCTGAGAAATTTGGTTCCTAGAAATGATTTATTAATGTCAATACATTGTATAGATGTAGATTGTAAATCATTGGATAAATGCCCTTGTAATTCTCCTTCTTATTCTCCACCAATAGCCCATTTTGAACTACCTCAAATAGTTAATGATTTAGCAGCTGAATCTGTAGAATACATTGGCAGTATTGATAGGAATATAGCATTTAAAGTGTACACAAATACAGCTTGACAATATCACAAACATTCAAGAAGGGGAGCCAATAAACCATTTATATATATTGAGCCAACTCCAAATGAAAACAATTTGTATGATGCTTGAATATTTAATGCGCCAATGTTGAAGAAAATATCTGTAATTGCAATCTTTAAGGATCCAAGGCAATTAATGGATTATGATTGTTGCAAAGGTGATACTATTGAAAATTATACATTTTTATCAGCAGAAATCAAAAAGAGATTAACCGAGAAAAAAATCAGATACTATCGTCAGTTATATACTGGCCCAACCCCAAACACGCAAACACCGAAATAATGATAGGTATAATTTATAATACTAATGCTTCTGGCAAATGGTATAGAATATTCACATATACAATTAAAAAGTAATGAACAGATTTTCATTTAATACTGCTTATTCCCAAACTAGAGAATTATATGGAATAGAGTTAACTCCCGATGAATTTGAAACATTAGGAATAATAGCATGGGATAGAATCGGTAACAAAGAATATAAGCTGTATAAGTATCAAGCAACTCCATATACTAATGAATTAAATGAATGGTATGTAGATTTACCTTGTAATGCAGACGAAATCGAGGCTGTAACAGCAAATTATGAAGACTATGAAAAAACTTCCAATCAATTCTTAGAAGGTAATAATCAGAATGGATGAATTGAAGGTTACGCAGAAAGTAGGAAGTATAACACTAATCACTTGTATCCCTCTGGAAAATATATTAAATATATGAAAGAAGGAAACAGATTAAAATTAGCAGCAAAATTTAATGTAGTTAACATATTATATAAAGGCTTTGTTGCAGATGAAGAAGGATTGCCCTATTTAAATAGTAAAGAATTGGATGCAATTGCTGTCTTTTGTGCTCATGCAACGATGTATAAATCAGCTATTATGACAAGGGATAGTGCAACGTTACAATTAGCACAATTGCTTGAACAAAAATGAAGAAGCCTTTGTACACAGGCAAGAATACCTGAGTATATAAATCAAAATGAGATGGACGAAATATTAAATGTTTCTACTTCTTGAGATAGAAAACGATTTGGAAAATCTTTTAAGCCAATTCGTTAAAGAATGAGAATATTATTCAATCATGGGTTAACGATTGAGGAGTTATACACAAAAACTCCTCAATCAATAACTGACAAAAATTGAAGTTGATTTATTAAAAGATACGGTTCAACTAGTAGTTATGAAGATGCAATTTCTGAACCTTTTAAATATTGTTTGGGATTAATTTTTAACTATATTTTAGATAATAGAGTAAGATTTATAATTCCTCATGTACCTGAATCTTACATTGATTTTGAAGTTGTTACAGAGGAAATGTTTGTCAATCAAAGACAAAAAGGACGATTTAAAGAAATTGATTTTATTGAATCAGATTTTACTGGATATGCGGTAAGATACTATTTTAAAACAAAGGCATATCAAAAAGCTTACCCAATTTACTTTGGTGGAGAATTAAAAAAGAAATTTTTAACTGGCATCAATACAGGTATTAAATATTATAGTATTAAAGATGTTACTATTAAAGATTTTCTTCCAAAAATTTATGAACAATTTTCTGAACTTACACAAACTGAAGTCAAAAAATTAGTTTTACATGGGTTTAGACGCATGCACAGCTCGATAAAGTTCGGATGTGCAATATCCCTCCAAACAAGAAAATATTTTAACTGCGTGGCTCATATAGGTGCATTATACCTCAATCCCGAAAAACAAATTCGAGAATACAGTTCACGTAGGGATCGCAAATTAAGAAAGATTGAGGGCTGAAAAAAGACTCCTTATGATGAATATTATTATATTGGATTGAATGAATCAGCTCTTGAAAATTGAATTGAAGTAAATAGAACTTCAAGATCAATACTAAAATTTTCTAATATAATTCCTAGGAAAATAAAAGAAGAATTATATTATAAAAATAAACATTTATATATATTTAGATTTAAACGTAAAAAATTCAAAGGTTGATCTTATTGAGCAGAGAGTTTAAATCTAAGAAATGTAGAATATATCGGAGAAGCTCTTGATCGTAAATTCATAGCTTCTACTAAAACATGAAAAAATTTAATTAAAGAACATGATAAAAGAGAGTGTTAATACCTTTAATGAAGGAGTCAATTATGATTTAAACCCAATTGTAACTCCAAAAAATATACTAACAGATTGTGTAAATGGAACTTTTATCACTTTTAATGGGGATGAACTTGCTTTGCAAAATGATGCCGGAAATACTAGATTAGGAGTAACACAGATTGAGCATATAGAACAAATAGAAACTGTAAAATATGGTTTATTATACAATTGATATACTATAACTGATCCAAAAGGAATAACAAATGCTGGAAATTTTTCTGTGCCAAATAGAGAAGAATTTAATATTTTAGCATCATATCTTGGAGCAACAATTGTTGATGATTATATAGTTATTCCAAATAATATAGGAGGAACACTAGTATCATCAGCATTTAATGCAAAATTTGGAGGTTCAAGAGGCATTACTTTTAATGCTATGGATGCATGTATTTTTTGATCGGCTGAATCTATGGACGTTTCAAATGCTTATCATTATGGTATAAGTATAGGTTCATTTCCTAATTTTATTGGAGGATTTGGAGGTA